TTAATGTTGTCGTATGTACTGTAGATGTCCAAAATAAACGGGTGGAAAGAGCGTGGATACCACTCAGGGGCATAAATGCACGCTAAGATGAGTGAAGTATCTGTAACAGCGTAGTCGATATCATGGCGAACCAATCTACGAATCATACGGTGTTGTGTAGCAGAGATGAAGTCCTGTTCAGGGAAGATGTGTTCCCAATCTTCCCACTTGAAGTCCTTAGCGGCTTCATGGACAAGTTCCACGCTGAAATCCTCACATGACATCTCGGCAAAGAGGCGGGCTGCTAAGACAGATTTACCACAGCCGGGGCCAGCTAACAAGTTGACTACTGTAAGTTTTTTGTTGTTTTGTAGGGGTATTAGTTTGTTGTCTGACATGCTTGCTCCAGGTTATGCTAATACTTATAGCATAACCCAAAACAAGAATTTAGAGAACAGACTGCGCTTTTGTGTACAACGCCATACGCTCTTCAAGACCATTGAAGCCGCCATTGATAACCTTGGTTGCAGACTTCATGTCTTTTGCGTCCGCATGCTTGTTGATATTGTTCTTCTTCCAGAACCAGCACGCACTCATCAACGCACCTTTTGGCGTCTCCAAGAACGAGGGATCGGTTACCAAATCAACACCAAGATCCTTACCGCACGCAACGTAGTTGTTCTTGCCTGTGAGTTGAATATAACCACGCCCACGGAAACGGAAACCATCACCGCTAGCTTCATCGCCATTGCCCATACGGTTACCGTACACCTTGTTGGCTATCTTCTCAGGCTTGCGTTCATACGGAGTGGCCGACTCTAGTGTAGGAAAGTACTTCTTGAACACAGTGTTCAGCGCTTTAGCAGAGTAGTTGAGGTTTTCCACACACAACTTAAAGTGGCCCGATTCGTGGCCAGCTTGTGCCAAGAATGCACAAACACGATCCTTAGTTGTAATATCAAATTTAGGGAAAATCTCATTCATTGCTGCTACAATCTCAGCAGCGTTCTTCACCTCGCCAAATATCTTTTTGAATTGTTCGACAGTGATAGTCATAGTGCTACTCCTTTGTTTTTGGGTATTTATCTGTTGACTATATTTTTACCATATCGTAAGATGTAAACGTGTTTCAATAACAAGGAGAACATATGAATACACTAAACACCAATGCTGACGTCGCCACCTTCCTAACCGCTGCTGGTCAGGCAGTCAATAACATCCATGTTATCCCCAACTGGAAAGAAGATAGTCAGGCAGTTCTTTACAAGAAGCTGTGCGACGAAGAATTTGCTGAACTGTGTGAAGCATGGGACAACACCGATGTTGTTGAAGTTGCTGACGCTATTGCCGATCTGATTTGGGTGCTGCAGGGTCTTGCTCTATCCATTGGTATTCCTCAACAAGAAGTGTGGAATGAGGTTGCCCGATCCAATCTAGCCAAGATTGATACCACAACAGGCACTGTGCTTAAGCGCGCAGACGGTAAGGTCCAGAAGCCAGAAGGCTGGACGCCTCCAGACATTGCAAGCATTGTAAACCAAAAGTAAAAGGATACCACAATGTATAGCTCCACACACATTTCCGGTAAGAAGGCGAAGAAGTTTGTTGAGAAAGGCGCCATGCTTTTCGATACACGCTCGCCTGTACAATACCGAGATGGGACGCTGCCTGGTGCTATCAACATTTCACCAAGGCAGGTCTCCTCACTTATGAAGTACCCAAAGAACACAAAGTTGATTTTCTTTGGTGATGAGCACCAAGTTGTCGAAACAATGGTTAACTATGCGACTAATATGGGATTTCTTGATGTTTATACGTTTGGTACTATGGAAAATTGGGATAAGTAAACCGTGTAAACCCCTGTAAAACACCGGTTATTCTTCGTTTCTCAAGAGGAGTATAAATAATCTTAGACACACGTCACTCTATGACAAGGATTCAATGATTATTTGTACTCCTTTCCGTTTTGGCTTCAATCCCGAAGCCATCTTTTTGGCAGATAGTTCTTATCTGTCATTACTCAATCCAACCCAAAGACACATACCAACCACAGGGGGATAACTATGTCTAGAAAACGTAACAGCAGAGCAACCACTTCACACCGCCACAACGGAAACGTCGTCGAACTGACGCAGGCGCTGTACTTAAACGGTCGTGCAATGCAAGAAGGTCCGAAGCGCAAGACTTGGTCTCGCCACGACCTGAAGTTCGTAAAGCCGCTAACGCCAGCTCAAGAAGAAATGTTCCGTGACTTCATTGAAGGCAATAACGTCTTTGCGCACGGTAGTGCAGGCACAGGTAAGTCGTTCGTAGCTCTGTTTCTAGCCATGCAAGAAATGTTGCGTGTTGAATCACAGATCGATCGTGTTATCATCGTTCGATCCGCTGTTCCTGCCCGTGACGTCGGCTTTTTACCAGGCACACTTGAAGAAAAGAATGCTGTGTACGAACAACCATACCGTGATATCTTTGCTGACCTTTTTGGCAAGAAGTCGACATACGATGATATGAAAGACGCTGGTTATATCGAATTTGTAACAACGTCATTTATTCGTGGTATGACTTGGGATAACGCGATCGTCGTGTTTGACGAAGTTCAGAACGCCAACTGGGAAGAAGCAAACACTGTGATGACACGTATTGGTGATAGCTCGCGCATCATCATCTGTGGTGACGTCAAACAAAATGACCTTCTTTACAAGAAGATGGACAAAACTGGCATCAGCACCCTCCTTGAGGTAACAAAACGTATGCCAGATTTTACCAACGTGACGTTTACCCGCCATGACATTGTTAGATCCGACTTTGTGAAACAATTTATTATCGCCTGTGAAGATTTGGGCGTTTAACTAGAAAAGAGCTGTCAGTTGACAGCTCTTTTTGTTTCCAGTATAATAGCAGAGCACTTAAAAGGAGCTCTGCTTATGAACGAAAAATCATACGTTTTTGAAAACGTGGAGGTCGTATTGACTGGTCGAACGGCCACTCGCGCCCTCCGTAGCGGCAAGTCTGAAAGCCTCTACGAAATTACCCCAAAGCATTCAACCACAGGCGTTTGGAAAAAGTGGGTAAGATTTGTTGACCTCTTCGAAGTACAGGAGACAGCAAATGACTAAGTATCACGATATTCCCTACCTAAACCTCGTTAAGGACGTGCTTGCTCATGGCGTCAAGAAAACCGACCGTACAGGCGTTGGCACAATCTCTGTCTTTGGACGGCAGATGACGTTTGATCTATCAGACGGCACAATCCCGTTACTTACAACCAAGAAAATGCACTGGCCATCTATCATCCATGAACTTCTATGGTACATTTCAGGTAGTGGCAACGTCAAATATCTGCAAGAAAATGGTGTCCGTATCTGGAACGAGTGGGCTGATGAAAACGGTGATTTGGGACCTGTATATGGCGTCCAATGGCGCAATTGGAACGGTGATGGTATTGATCAACTAGCACAGCTGGTTGATGGCATCATCCACAATCCGGACAGTCGCCGTCTGATGGTCACTGCATGGAATCCAAGCCAACTCAAAGATATGGCTCTCCCACCATGCCACTTCGAATTCCAATGTTGGACTGAGCCTGTTGAGCTTAAGGATCGTGTTTACGAAGCATCCAAGACCTTCTATATGGAAGATGCTATGGAACTGTCGCCTTCAGAACTTGAAGCTACGATGGACGAGATCAACATTCCACGCACACGGCTATCAATGATGCTCAACATGCGTAGCAATGACGTAGGTCTCGGCAATCCGTTCAACATCGCTCAGTATAGCATCCTGCTTCGCATGTTGTGTGAAGTTACTGGCTGTCTCCCCGGTAAGTTTATTTGGACGGGTGGCGATACACACATTTACACTCACAACAACCCCGATCTGGACCCTGAGCTAAACCACGTGCCAAAACTGCAGGAGCAGCTAACACGTCCACCATTCCCGTCCCCAAAGCTGTCATTTGCTCGTAAGATTACCAGCATTGATGACTTCAAATTTGAAGACTTTGTGCTGTGTGACTATCAGTGCCACCCCGGCATCAAAATGAAGGTGGCTGTTTGATGTTGTCTTTGGGGTAAAAACATAATACAATGGCTCCAACTTAACCAATCAAGGATAACAAATGATTTATCAACTGCTCGAGACACTGGCTTCCGACAACGGTCGTAAGTTCAAGGAAGACCTGCTTGCTCAACACAAAAACAACGAAACACTCAAGCGTGCTGTGCGACTAGCGCTCGATCCATCCATTAACTTTTACATCAAACAGATTCCTGCTGATTGGCACGTTCCTGGTATGATGCAGCTTGACGATGCCCTTGATTTCCTGGAAAACCGTCTTGCAAAGCGCGAAGTAACTGGTGACGCCGCACGAGACGAACTTGCAAAGGTTCTCGGTATGCTCGGCGAAGACGATGCTGAAGTTCTACGCCGAGTGGTGCGTCGTGATCT